CGCGACGCGAAGTCCTCAAAACCTTCTGGCCCTTTTTCCCCCAAAGATTCCGTGTGTACGTTGTGCCTTTTTTGTACGGCATGACGAACTGCTGTTTGTTGCCTTTTGGGTATTGAGCACCGATCCACACGGCCACGCCGCTTTTGCCCACCTTGTGGCCGATGTGCTTGCGTGAATCGTTGCTGAATGCCGGGTTATTTTTAAACTTCCTGCTCCATCGGTTGCGACTTCCGCTTTCGCGGGATGATCTCGATAGCGGCTCCGTTGCTCGGGCGATTGGTTTTGCAAACTCACCCAAGCATCGACCAAAAGGCCCGTTGCGAAGCGTCAAAGGTATCGCTCCGATTGCCTTGATTAAGTCCATGTTGATTTCGATCTTGCTGCTCATTACATCACCACCGAGCAAATAAGGTCAATGTATCTGCGTAGCCCATCGACTGGGTTAATATGCGTGATGCCGTATCGCTCACCATCGTATTGGACGCTCATCTGTGTGTTGTAACCGCTTCGGTATCGGACGCGAAAAACTGCCCTGGTTCCCGCTTCGAGTTGCCTGCCTCGCATCGATTCGGTTCCGCCCGTTGGGTAATACTCGCAAGGTTCGCCAACGACGTAATTAGACCACGATACAACCGGTTGACCAGACGCGTCCTGCGTCTCAACCTTTTGTTGGATCGTGCATCGCTGGCGAAGTCGCCCAACGCGTAAATCTCTTGGTCGTCCGCTCATGGGTAGCTACTCCGCATGTAACGTCGCACCAGCATCTCGTAGGGTCGCATTGTTTGCAGTGCTTCGGACATCAGCATGTCCCGATTTTCGAAGTAGTGAGCCACTAGCAATTTTATAGCCGCTTTTGCTGCCTCTGGTACGCTCTGCCCGTCCTGCGAATATCCGCATTTGTAAGTTATTGCCCACGAATCCCAGCGATAGGCCGTCGATGGTAGGCTAACCAAATACGCAAGCCTAATTTGATCCACGTGCAATTGATACGAATCACTCGACAACGTTTGCAGCACATTGCCACCATCGTAGTATTGGATCGAGGTGATCGAGTGGATTGGTGATCGCAATAGCGTAAAGCCATCGTAAAGCGAACCAACACGCAAGCGTAGCGTTTGGTAGCAAGTGACCGTATCGGTATCATGCTCCCACTGCTCCCGCGCCGCCTGAATCAATGCGGACAAGTGCACATCGTGCGTAGTGTCGCTACTGGCGATTTCGAGTTGCTTTTTTGCTTCGCTTAGTGTCACTGGCTCCGTTGTCGGCCCTGTCACTAGCTCCGGTATCAATCTCACGAGCGATGCCCCTTCGAATCAAGATATCTTCGACACCCGCCCCGAAGGCCTCCGACTGATACCCAGCCGGAAAGCCGTTCCAAGGTTTAATCAATTCGATTGCCATTAGACAACCAAGCACACATCGCCGTCAGCAGTTGCCGCCGAAGTGATCGGTGGAAACTTGGCTCGGCTAAGGATCGCAACAGCAGCGATGTAACCACCGCTAGTTCCGTCTCCAAAGGTAGCAACCAACTTCAAAAACGGATCAAGCCCGCGAAGTTCGATTTGAAAAACGCAAGTCTGCCCGTCATCGGTTGCACTCGGAAGAGCGAGCGTTGCACCGCCCAACCCGCTGCCGCCTGCGAAGGTAGCACCGGTGATGTCGGCGTAAGTCCCGCCGCTGGTCGAGGACGACTGTACTTTCAGCGCAGTCATCGCAATATCGGTTGCTCCGAGTTGCACAACGATGGTTGCGTAATCAAAACCGCGACAATCAATAACATCAGCCGTCGCGGTGTTGTTGTCGATCAATGCACCGGGCTTGACCGCCGAGACAAATTTACAATGTTGTAGTTCGTTCAAAGTATCACCTTCTTTCCTTTGTTGTTGGTTTAGTTACGCTGCGGCAACGAGAGACAGTATCGGCCCAGCTTCGCTAGCCGTTCCTCGCTCGTGGCAGTTAAAATCCCATCGCATCGTTGAGCGATACGCGATTTGGTCGAGTTCGAAGTACCGGGAAGCATCAGCCGCGATTGAAAGCCTGCGTCGCATTCCGAGAGTAGCCGAAAGCCCAAGGTCGCCGAAGTAGGCGAACTTAGTCCCGCCCGATACAGTTTTCGGCATGACATTGACGAAAACCACTGGGTATCCAAGGAACGACGTTACAGGGCCGTTTCCAAGGTCTTCCTTGTTATTTCCGCCTGATGCCAACTGGAGCCGCCCTAATACGTTCGACCAAATAGCCTTATGGCAGAACCAAACTGGAGCGATGCCCTGGTAGTCTGGCAACTTTCCGACTGCTTCTTGGAAGACCGCAATCGTCAAAGCGGCCATCGTGTTTTGACCGGCTGCGGCAGTTACTACCGAGCCAGCGTTAAGCACATTAGCAAGACCTTGCACGCCGTGATTTGCTGCTTCTCCGTTTCCTAAGAATCCAGCGGTGTCAGCTCGCAAGGCTTGAGCCCTCGCAATAGACGTTGCGAGCATGTCAGCGATTGCAATAACCGAATCTTCATTGAGTTCGCTTGGTACTCGTGTCAAAGTGCCGAATTTGCGAGCAACCAAGTTGACCGGGCTGAATGTCGGGTCACTTGCGGTGATTTCGTCAGACTCTCCGACCGCGTACGCGATGACGTCGGAAAGTTGACGCGGAACGCTAAGCGTGTCCGATGCCATCGGGTAATTTCGAGCGTATTGCGGAATGATGCCGTAAGACTCGAAGAGAGATATAACGGCACTTTCAAACTCAGGCGGGACAAGAGTTCCACCACGCAAGTCGTCGCTTCCGCTCATTACATTCTCAACGCCGTGATCCAAGCACCACTGCTTCGCTTTGGCATCCTTGTAAACGGTCGCAAGAATGTACTGGCCGGATCTGTACGCGTTTACCTCCGCGTCTTCACCCTTAAACGCAACTAGCGAGCGAGTTGCTTTAGCCCGTGCGGGGATTCTGAACGGCTTGTTTTCGCGATCCCCCGATTGAGTTTCGTTGACTTGTCGCACAGTGTTGGAAACTGCCGACTCAATGCGAATTGCTCGCTCTCGTTCCTTGCTCAAGTTTTCAATCTGACCGGCTTTGCCGTCAGTGCCGACGATTGCATCAATTTCGGCTTGCTCGTCTGCGAGTAGGTCGCGGTTGTCTTGCGATGCTACGTCTTGGATCGCCTTGACTTTTGCTTGCAAGGCTTGGATTTCTTCACCTAGTTGCTTTGCGGTCTTCATTCGACTGCTCCCTGTGCTGTGTGGCAGTCGATAAACCAAGATAGCGGCATGACTGCCACGGTGTTACTTAAAACTGTTCCCGTGTGTCACTGCCGCTAATTAGTTGCAGAGTGTCGGCACTTCTGGCCGACGCATTAAACCTAGCAAGTCGCTAGCGTGTTGTCAAGCCTCCTGCGAACTCCACCCGTAACGGCTTTTGAAAGATCATTCGTTTTTCAACGATCTCTTTGCCGTTGTAATGCAACACAAGCCGTGGGTATTCATCCGTGCGGCACTGCACGACTTCTCCGGTTTCCGTGTCGCATCTTAACGTGAGTCCTGTTATCCGCTGGCCGTATGCGTCATATATGGCCTTAACCGGCTTGCCGATGTTTACCGTGTTTGCAAGCGTGTATATCACTTCAAGCCTCCAGCGTATTGAGCCATCTTCGCCTTAAGCAAATTGACTCTTGCCTGATCGAATGCGTTTGAGGTCTTTCGCTTCTTGCCGCCGTTCTCGACTCGACCAGTTGCAAAGCCTAGTTCAATGGCCTTTTCGACTTCATACCAAGACTCTTGAGCCATTGCATTCTCGATTTCGCTTTTCGATAGTTTCGCGTATTGCGAATAGATGTCTGCAAGCGACGCATCGTAGGATTCCAAGGCGTTGATCACCTTCGCCAACTCTTCCCGGTTGCCAAATGCAAAACCCATCGCCCGATGAATCATGAGTCTTGAACCATCAGCCATCAATCGCTTAGCACCACCGAGGAAGATGATTGATGCCGCCGACGCTGCTAACGAATCGTTGATGGTCGTCACCTCGCCTTTGTGGGATCGCAACGTGTTGTAGATCGCAATTCCCTCATCTGCCGCCCCGCCTGGAGAGTTGATGCGAACGGTAACCGCATTTGAGCCAAAAGAGCGAAGAGCATCGACAACACCCCGTTGAGTGATCGGATTTTCATCCCATCCATCGCCGACAACGCCGGATAGTAGGATTTCGTTCAATTCCGCTTTAACTTCGATCATTTTCCACCCCTTTTCAGGTCAAAAACCCTGTTTTCCCACGTTTTCACCTCGTTTTCGACCGCTTTTTTGAGCGATTCGCCCCCGTTTTCAGCCGCCAATTTCGCCAAAATCAGCGTCGATTTCTCGCAGTGTATCCGTGCCAAGTCGCGGTCAAGCCCGATCGCTTCGATCTTATCCGCTAGTTTCGCTTGCCATTTCGGGTAATTCTTGCCGATCCAAGCCACAAACTGGCCCTTGCCGG